GGTATGCAGGGCTTGAAAAATGTTGTTTCAGAGGCAATTACCAGCATTATTAAAAAAATGATTGAGATGTATGTTGTCAACAAAGCTATCAATGCGGCTCTGGGTTTCTTTAATGCACCCCAATCAATGATGCTTCCCACCGCTGCGTCTGGTGGCGCTATCCAGCCCAACCGCCCCACGCTTGTGGGTGAGCGCGGACCAGAACTCATAATCCCCAAGAGCGCATCAGTTGTTAAAAACGCAGCCGACACACGCGGCATGATGGGTGGTGGTTCACCTGTAGTCGTAAACCAATCATTGAACTTCAGCACGGGCGTTCAGGCTACGGTTCGCAGTGAGGTGATGACAATGATGCCGCAAATTCAAGAGGCCACGAAAGCCGCTGTATCTGAGCAGGCGCAGCGTGGCGGTTCATATACGAGGGCGTTCTAATGTCACTGGATGGTCAATACCCACTTACGATGCCAACGGTTACAGGGATTATGAATATCTCTTTTCGGGCTATCAATGGAACGCTAGTCTCACGCTCTCCCTTTACTTACAAAGAGCAAGTGCAAAACTTTGGGGCGCAGCGCTGGGAAGCTGATATAAACCTGCCGCCTATGAAACGTGCGGCAGCGGAAACTTGGATTGCTTGGCTTATGAGTTTGAAGGGTCAGCATGGCCGATTCTTTCTTAGCGACCCCACGGCGGCCACCCCAAGAGGGGCAGCACGGGATACGAATACCATTGAGGTCTTTAACAATGGCACAACGCTCGTCCCTGCTAATGATAAAATGTATTTGGATACAAACCAAAACAGCGTGACGGGATACCTGAAGGCGGGTGATTACATCCAGCTTGGCGATGGCGACCAGACAGAGGTTTTGCATAAGGTGTTGCAAGATGTGAACACGGATTCAAATGGCGGCGCTACCGTTTACATTTGGCCTAACATTAGGCGGGCAGCGCACAAGGTTGATAATTATTCAAACATCAAGGTTCAAAACACTAAGGGCGTTTTCCGCTTGGCATCAAGCGTAATCGATTGGGATATTAATAGAGCGCAAACTTACGGATTAAGTTTTACCGCCGTTGAGAATTTGGTTTCAGACGTATGAGTAGGGGCTTAAATTCAACTACCCTTGCGGCGCTTTCTGAGCGTGAGGTGAAGGTTTTTTTTGCTGTCAAACTAGAGTTTGATACCCCCCTACACCTTTGGTCTGGCTTGGGAAACGTCAAAATAAATGGTGATATATACACAGGAGGCGGGTCGCTGCTGGGTTTGTCAAAGGTTGATGAGACGTTTGAGATTTCTGCTCGTGGCGCTCAAATTAGCTTGAGCGGGATACCAAGCACAGAAACGGAGCCAATGAGGCTTGCATTGACGCAAAACTATCAAGGCAAAAAAGGTAGTATATTTCTCACTGTCTTAGATGGCAACAGCACCATTGATTTGGCAAATACTGATGTTGATAATGGTAGTCTATTTGACAAGGTGTTTGTCGGCTTCATGGATATGATGAATATTGACGAGGGAGAAGAAACATCCACAATCAATTTAGCGCTTGAGAGTCGATTGGCTGTTTTGCGTCGCCCTGTAAACAGAAGATTTACACCGAATTGGTTGAAGTCAAAATTCCCTGATGACAAGGGCTTGGACTTTACAAACAACACTCCGCTGCAAAAAATACGATGGGGCAGATAATGAAGCACCCCGAATGGCGCAGCCGCATCCAACAGGTAATTAACGACACATCTGACAAACCCCTTACATGGGGTGAGTTGGACTGCTTTACGTTTATGGACACTTGCTACGAAGCGTTTTTCGGTGAGAATCTTCTGGATGTGAAAGGGAACTATTCAACGCTTACGGGCGCGGTAAAGTATTATAAGGAATTACAAAATAGCTTTGAGGAAGATGACATTGTTCAGTATTTGGATAATAGATTTACCAGAATTGAAACGCCGTTTATTAAGGCTGGTGATATTATTGGCCGCCCTATCTTTGATGGCGAGTCTAGTGTTTTTGGGTATTCCTTCGGTGTTGTAATTGACAGGCTGATAGCGTTTGTTTCAAATGAGGGCGTTATTTTTCTCCCCCGTGAAGATATTGATTTCGTGTGGAGGCCGTAATGCTTAAAATATTCCTTCACAGTTTGGGCTTGTTCATAGTCACAGCGTCACCCGCGACATCTGACCCCGTTACGGTTGTGGTTTCGGCTATTGCGGCGTATGCATCGACATCAACAATGATGGGCTTCGTGCTGTATTTCACGGGTATGCTTGCTCTCTCTGAGGTGGCCAAATCACTTGCTCCTGATATGGGGGATATTGGTGTTGACGGTGGCTACGATGTCAGCGGACCAGACCCGACAGCCCATCAACAAGTAATTTACGGCAGGACTCGCGTTGGCGGGGCTATCGTGTTTAAGGAAACAACCGACAATGAAAAATATCTTCATTTGGTGGTCGCTTTAGCTGGTCACGAGTGTGATGCGTTGGAGGAGGTGTGGTTAGATGATGAGCGCATTATGTTTAATGGACCGTTTACGGATGGGGTTCAGAGGACATCTATCTTCGGCTTCCCCGCTGGGACAGTGCCATATAATATCGACAATAACCCATTCGTCTCATTAGCTAATTTTAACTTAGGTTTGAATGATGAAGTTTCGGGGCTGGTTAGGGCAACCTTCCATAATGGAGCAAGTGACCAAGCGGCTGATACAAACCTTGTAAGTGAGGTTGCATCTTGGACAGCAAATCACAGACTGCGCGGTATCGCGTATGTTTATCTTCGATTGGCACATGACCCTGAATACTTTACTAGCGGCGAACCGCGCATGACATTTGTCGTAAAGGGCAAAAAGGTTTATGACCCTGAAACGCAAACAACAGGTTGGTCAGATAATCCAGCGCTTTGCCTGCGGGATTACTTAACTTCTGATTATGGCTTGAACTGCGATTCATCAGAGATAGATGACGTTAATTTTATTCAGGCAAAAGATGATTGCAATTACGGCGTGCCTCAATATGACTACACATTCAGCACAACAACAACAAACGCCGACCCCACTAGCGGGAAGATACGCGCCAATAGCACGAACTTAAATGAGACAACCGCATTTTATATTGATGATGTGGACGCTGGCGGCACAGACCGTCAATCTGCTTTCGGCGCGATTACGGCTGGTTCGACTATGGTGGTTGCACCATCAGATGATAAGGGTTTGATTGCGAGGTTTCTCGTGACATCTGTATCTGAGCAGACGGGTTATTGGATTATTAACGTAGCACGAGTTTACAGCCTTTGGGGGACAGGTGTTTTTTATTGGAACTTTGCCAGCGCCAACCCTCTTACATTTGAAAACAATCAAGCGGTTGATGTTATTGTCAATACAAGCGGCGGCCTTGCCAATGCTGCCTATACCACCAATGGCGCGTTCACCACAGACGCAACGCCAGAGAATATCATTAACTCAATGGCCACATCGGCTGCGGGGAATGTTTTCTACTCTCTTGGCAAATTCCAATTTTATGCGGGCGTATCAAGAAACGCGACAGTCACACTAGATGACGATGATTGCGTTAGCGGCTTAAAGGTTCAGACTAAACGCTCAAAGCGTGAATTATTTAACGAGGTTCATGGGCTATACAAAGGGTGGGAAACCCATTGGCAGAAATCAGACTATCCGCCTGTTGTCTCTCAATCGGCTCTTGCGGAAGATGGAGATATTCCGTCAGTCAATAATATTGATTTGCTTTTTACAAACACCAAAAGCATGGCAAACCGAATTGCGAAAGTGTTGCTTTTGCGCGGCAGGCAGCAAACCCAAATTCAGGGAAACTTTGGTTTGAAGGCAGCTAATTTGGCAGTCGGTGATTGGGTTACATTTCAAAATACTCGCTTAGGGCTTGATGCCACCTTTGAAGTTGTGGCTTGGAGTCTAGCACCCAATTCAGAAAGCGGCATTTCATTTAATTTAACCTTACAGGAAATCTCATCGGTTGTGTATTCATGGACGGGTGATGAAGAACCTGAACAGATAAATCCGCCTGTAGTAAATGTCGTAGAACTGGGAAATGGCTTAGTAGCGCCATCCAATAGATTTGTTTCAGATGTAACTGTTGCAGCAGCCGCATCAGATGAAATTATCAATGAACACGTTATCACTGTTATATCTGCCACAATCACAGCAGATGACCCCACACTACTTGACGGTTGTATCGTTGAGTATAAGCCTGAGAAAATAATAAATTCCAGCGGGCAGATTGTATCAACGACTGACGATGATTACGAGGTTGTTGGGCAGGGCGCTCTTGGCAAGT